ACCAGGAGAAACAGTTATGTCTCCTCCTTCAATTCTTGCTCCTTTAGCTCTAAAACCTCCATTGAGATTTGCAAAAGCAGCTGAATCTAAAAGTGCTCTTAAAGCACCAGTGCTGGCATGTTGAAGTCCACCTATCATTTGTATAAGACCGAAGCCATAGAAGCCTAAGCCAGGAAGATATTTATAATGTATAAAATATGTTCTTTTTCTTTTTAAGGAATCTTCTTCTTTCCAGTTTCTTCTTATTGATAAAACTTTTTGTGATTCATAATCAATAGTAACAATATAAGGTAAAGCTAATTCATCTCTATCTTCCCCTACATCTAAATTAGTATGTACTTCTAAAACAGTATGTATTTTATCTGCCATACTTGGAGTCATACCTTCTAATCGTTGTAAAGTTTGTTGAACTAAATCACCACTATTTGCTCCTGTATTACTTTCAGCTTTACTTAATGGTATATCTTTATAATAACCTGAAATTTGATGTTTTCTTATCTCTGTTCTTGTTAGTTTCATTACTTGTGTATATCTTTCTGCAGTTTCTAAATCTGTATTTTCCATAGAAATAACAAAATCTTCTGCTGGTACAAATTTAGAGCAAATTCTATCTAGTGTATTATCAAAATAAATTTTTTTAAAAGCACTTCCAGCTAGAGCTAAATAAAATAACATTTGATCTAACTCGTTAAAATAATCTGGTATCTCTTGAGTAACTTGAAAATTCATAAAATCTTGAACACGTTGAGCTTGTTCTAATTTTTTATCAGTTGTTCTACCAATGATTTGAGTTTTAACTGGACCACCCGCAGGAAACATTTCTGCAATGGCTCTAGCTTGGAATTGCGTAGCAGCTTCTGCTAATAATGGATGATGTACACCGGAAGCTCCAGGAAAAGGATCTTGTCTATCTTCTACAACAACACCTAACATACGAAGTCCTTTTGAATATTGATCTTCCCAATTTTTTCTTGAGCTTTTATCATCTTCAAAAGATTTTACTAAATCTCTTCCTATATTAGCTACTTCTCTTTCTGGTAGTTCTTCTGCTAAATTAGAGTAGTGATTTCTTTCAAAAACTTCTTCATCTTTTTCAGTCTGTTCTTGATCGACATCAACTCTTACTTTTTCACCTTTTTCATTAGTGAATTGTAATTTTTTTTTTTCTAATTCAACTTCCATTACTTTTTCTTTTTTTTCTTTTTGGCAATTTTACTGCCATACTTCTTAGACCAGCTTTTTGCTATCTTTGGATTATTTTTCCAAAGGTATCGTCTTTGTTTCTCTGATCTAAAAGGCATTATCGTTTAGCTGTTTTAGCAGATCGTTTTAAGGCTCTATCAGAAACTGTACCTTTTCCTTTTCGGCTTGTTCCTGATTTTTTTCTTTTGTTCATATAATAATAAAGACCTTTTTTTGCACTTCTACCGTCTTTAGTTTTATGATAACCTTTTTTCATTACTAAAACCTCCTCTCTTTAGTACTTATCTTTTTTTCTTTTTAAAGCCATAAGTACCTTTTGGCTTACGAGTAGCTTTAGCTACTTTTCTTCTGCCAGCCATAGACATTTTTTTTCCTGACTCTTTTCCTCTAGTCATTCCTAATTGTTCGTCTTTTCTAGCATTGTATCCTTGTTTTTTCATAGTAGTATACCTCCTGGTTCATACCATACTTTCCTATTAGTAGATATAAAACAAAAATATTAATATTGAAAGCTTTAAATTTTGGTTAATTTTTTTCGATTGTATGCTTTTTTATTCTGAATAATCTTTTGTTTAAAATGTCTTAATTGCTTCGCAACAGGGTTGCGCTTTTTATTAGCTTTTTTCATTATTACTTTAGAATAAGCTTAACTATACTTTTTTCACCTAAATATATCTCTGTTTCAGCTAATGATTTAATACATTGATATTGAACATGGCTTTTAGATTCACGCTCAGCCACTCTTTTACCTTTTAAACAAGTAGACATATTAGGTTGTATTCTATGTTCTTTAATCTCTTGATTAACTATCATTAATAATGCTATTACAATTTCTTCCATGTTTTAACCTCCATTACCATTTTTATAATGTATTTCTCTGTTTGAGTCCTTAAGTTCTTCAATATCTTCTAAAGCTTTTTCTAATTGTTTAGTTAAAAATTCTATATTTACTTTATTATGCATTCCTGATTCTTGTTGTATTTGAAGTTTTTCAACTTGTTTATATAATTCTTCGATAAGCATAAATTGTTCTGAATCTGCGGGAAGTGAACCTAATTGACCTCTAGGCCATTTGATTCTAAAATCTGTATTCTCAATTAAATCTTTTGACATTAACTCCACTTGAGTTTGAAGTTTGTTTTGGGTTTCGATAATACCAAAGTAAGCCCAGGTTCCAATCGCAACCATCGTAATCAACGAGGCTACTGTTTTCATCGGCATTTGTACTGCTGCTTCTTCTGAAATTTTAAGTGCCATTAATTATAATTATACCCTGTATTGCTTTCTTCTAATTTTTTAAATAATAATTCGTGTTGTTCCATAATTTCTTTATCGGAATCTGTCATCTTATTCATTTTCTCTTCCAACATTTGTATATTAAATTCTAATTGATCTACTTGATTTAAAAGAACAGCTTGACTTGTTGAAAGTTCAAATGTTCTAGATAAGCTCCAACCTGCTAGAGCTAATAAAATTCCAACTAGCATAGTCATTAATTTTTCTAACATTTTTTACCTTATACTAAAATAACCTATGCATGCTGCTATAATAGTTCCTATACCAATTAAAACAGCAACAGCTCCTTTACCTCTGGATACATCATCTGAAAGTTTAGATACTTTTTTATTTAATTCATCAATAGATTTAATTAAATGTTTCATTCTTTCTGCACACAATTTTTCATGTGTAGAAAGTCTAATACCTAATGAAGCATTTACTAATGAAGCAGATGATTTTTTTGCCATAAATTACCTTTTTTTACAAAAGTTATATAACAAAAATTAAAAAATTAAAAGAATTAGTACCACCCTGCATCTGAACCATATCCGTAGTCTTTTTCCATTTGATTAGTAGGTCCTGTTGGTGTCTCATTTGCTCTATCTTTATCATCATAATGAATATTAAATCCTGGGTCGTTTGCTCCAGGAATATTATAAGTCATCATATCAACTGTTTGAATATCACCTTGTTTATCTTGATCAGTTATTTTTTCTATTCTTTCTCTTTCAGCTCTATTAATAGCTCCTCCAGCAAGGACTGGTATTGCCCAAGGAGCTATTACTGCTAATACACCAGAACCTCCTGCAAGAGCTACTGCACTTCCTCCAACTCTTAAACCTGTTTGAACATCTGCAGATATTCCTACATTTGTTTCTATCCAATTATTATATGCATTAATATTATTATTTATTGTATTCTTATAACTATCAATTTTATTTTCTTTATCAAAATCCCATTGAAATTTTTCTTTTCCTAAATCAGGAAAATAATCTGATTCTCCTTCTAAACTCGTTAATATTTTTTCTCTTTGTTTTTTACTTTCTGCATCTTCTTTTATTTTTTTTAAATATTCATTATCTTTATTATCTTTTGAAGAATCAATAATTTCTTCAGTAATTTGAGAAGCTTGTACACTATCTAATTGATCAGTAGGACAAATACCATTTACTGACATTCGTCCATCTGAACATACAAATTCATTTGTTTCTTGATAATTATATAATAAATCGTTAATAGTTGCCATATCATCTACCTTGTCTACGGTATTTCTTATACGACCTTTTTTCGTGTTTGTTAAGATTTTTTTTATGTCGTCTAGGACGTTTTGGAGGTTTATCTCGAGGAGTAAAGTTTAAAAACTTTATTCGAGCCATTTACTTATTTTAATTTAATTTTAATTACTTTAGCTGGTTTTTTTAAATATTTAGAAACTCCGGGATAATCTTTAGCTTTAATACCTTTTTGTCTAATAATATTTAAAGATTTTTTATTATCTGTTTTTGCATTAGCAACTTGAATGTTACCATTATCGTCAAAAGTTTTTTCTTCTTTTGTTGCTATAAAATTATCTTTTTCGTTTCTTGACATTTTTCTTTACCTTTTTTTTAATCTTTTTAGGTGCTGACATTCTAGAG